AACTTGGGCCGCTTCCGCTTGGGTGCCGCCACGGCAAGCCGACCCCGAACCTGCCAAGAGGCCCGTTGGACGCCCTCGCAAGACGGCAGCGGCTCCCGAACCCCCGCAGGTTCCTACTCAGACCGCGCCGCGGACTAACGGTCCCTCAGGATTTATGACGCCGGTCCCTCCGCCTCCACCCGCTGACATTCAGTCCGCGCTAGAACAGGCCATGAACTTAGTGCCCAGAAGATAAGTGATGCGGACCTTTGGCGAGCGCTTGCTACACTGCATGTCCGCGGCCGGTATGACGGTCGCGGACCTCACTGTGTGGTTTGACAGGCCGCGATCGACGGTCGACACTTGGGTGCATCTCGGTCGCGTGCCTATGGGTCCGGCAGGACGATGTGCTGCGGAAGACCTTCTTCAACTTGAACGCGCTATTTGTGCTGGCTTTATCATCCCGCCTCGATTAGGGCGACAAGAACGTGCTGCCTATGTATGGGAACAGAAATATGCTGACCCAACAGCTGGCCGAAAGCTTTCTAAGCACCATCCTGCCAAGTAATGGGGTATATATAGCCGTAGTAATGCAGGATGACCGGCGGCAGCAATTCGTTTGTGAGACAATTGAGAAGCTGGCAGAGACCATAATCAGCAGTGACGAGTATGGATACACGACCTACCACGCCTGTGCAAGCTTCAAAGACCCGAAAGGGGCGTGGGATGAACGCGCGAAAAAGTACAGGAAACGATCGCACGCGAACGTCCTTTGCCTCCGATGTCTATTCGCTGATCTTGACTGCGGAGAAGGGAAACCTTACGCCAGCTGGCGCGAAGCTTACGAAGCAGTTATTGCTTTCTGCGATCGACTGTCTTTTCCGTACCCATTACTCGTTTGCAGCGGATATGGACTGCACGTCTACTGGCTGCTCGACAGAGACTACACCTTCGAAGATTGGAAACCGCTTGCCGCCAGCTTCAAAGCGTTCCTGACCGACAACGGGCTCAAGATCGACCCAGCGAGGACTTCCGATGCCAGCTCCATCCTTCGAACCCCAGGCACCCACAACCGAAAGCGTGGACTTGTCGCCCCCGTCACCGTATCCGACCTGTCCAATGTTCAACGCCTCACTGAGAACGATCTGCAACGTTTTCGGAACCTTGCCCCGGTTCGAGCAAGAACTCATGGTGCTCGAACTGTCGAGACGTTTCACTCCCGGCTTGCACGGGATATTGTCGGCAAAAGAGAATTCCCTCCTGCATCCCTTGAAAGAATTACTGGAGAATGCCCTCAACTCGCCCGGTTCCTTCAAAACGGAAACCTACCGGAACCCAGATGGCATGCATGTATTGGTGTTACAGTTTTTACCGTCAACGGAAGAGAGCGTACCCACCAGCTAAGCGCCAAAGACTACCCAGGATACAGCTATGAAGAGACTGAAGACTATATCGAGCGCGCTCTTCAAGTGGGGCCAACCACGTGCAAGCGGTTCGAAAGCCTTAACAGCGCGACTTGCAGGGCCTGCCCTCACTACGGAAGAATTAAATCTCCTATCAGTCTCGGAGCGGGAGGCGAAAGGGATGAGAGAAGAACTGGAGAAGATAGTAGCAGAGTGCAGACGGAGACAGATGAAATCCCTGCACTGAAATTCCCGTTCCACTGGGGAGACGACAACGGAGAGCTGATGGCCGGGGAAGGCAAGCTCAACAGTGATGACGCCGATAACATCGTCATCTGCGATCAGACCCTCTTTCTGACATCCGTCAACAACGCAGAAATAAATACCAAGGCATACTCGTACAGATTCAGACACAACCTTGAATTCAAGGACGGGTTCGAGGATATCATCATCCCCGCCAAGCTGCTGCACGGCAGTGGCGGGATGGCGGAGATGGCCGAAAAGGGAGCGGTCATCCACGACCCCCAGAGGTTCATGCTCTATGTGAGGACGACCGTGGACGATTATCACAAGACCGAAGCGCCGGCCGTGCGGTACGAGCAGTTCGGCTGGAAAAACAATGACTCCAGCTTCCTGTTCGGACCGAAGCTTTACACCGCTGGCGGTCTCCTGACCGCGGCCGGCACCGACGAGATCGAGATACGGCAGAAATGGCTCGGGCCGCAGAAGGGCGGCACCATAGGCGGCTGGACCTATGCCGGCGACAAGCTGTTCGCCAACCAGATGGAAGCCTACAGCGTCGCGATGCTGGCTTCCGCCGCCGCCCCGCTGATGAAGTTCGCCAACGACCTCGAAGGAGGATGCTGGCTGCACTTTTTCAACCCCAGCAGCGGCAAGGGAAAGTCCACGACCCTACAGTACGCCTGGACGTTCTGGGGGCTGAAGGATGGTCTCTGCGTCAACCATCAGGCGACGACGGTATCGGCGTCCCTGACCTTGGCCGCGCAAGGCAACCTGCCGTTTGTTCATGACGAAATATTGGAACGCGATCCCGATGAGGTCCGCAAGTTCATCCACACCTTCAGCGAAGGGAAAGACCGGCTGCGCGGGCAGAAAGATGGGACCATCAGGCACGTATTGGCTTCCTGGCGAACCGTGGGCATGTCTGCTTCCAACTATTCCTTGCTGGAGATACTGCCGAAAGAGGGCACTGACGCCGCTGCCTTCCGCGTGCTGGAGCTGGCCTGTGAGCTCGGCGCCCACGATCGCAGTGAGGGAGAGAAGCTGCGGCGCGAGCTGGAGGCCAATGCCGGTTGGGCTGGGGATCGGTTCGTCAAGTACCTCGTGGCCCCCGGGATTGTCGACTGGGTCAAAACCACCGTTGACGCCTACATGAAATACATCTGGGAGCGCACCAATCTACCCGACGCCCACCGTTTCCGCGTGCGCCTTGTAGCCTGCATCGCCGTCGCCGGGCTGATCTGCAACAAGCTGGACATCCTTCATTTCAACGTTGACCGCATCCTCGAATATCTGATCGAGGAACTTGGGAAGGTCGACAACAAAGGAACGATCTCAGCGCGAACGTCAGTGCAGCAGGCGACCCAGGTGTTTGGGGATTTCCTTGGCGAGCACCACTCCGAGGTCGTTATTGTGCACGACGCCTGGAAACGGCACGCACCTGCCATCACACCGATCAGTAAGCCCAGCCACGGCCGCATCTCCATGCGCGTGGAGATCAAGCCGCGGCGCTTGTACATTTCTGATAGCGTGTTCCGCGCATGGTGTCTTAAGCGAACTATAAGCTACCGCGCTACAGTCGAAGCTTTGCGCCAAGAGAAAGTCATCATAGGCCCCACCAGGAACCGCACGCTCACGGCAGGGACAGAAATCCCCGGGGCGCAGGTGTTCGTCCTAGAGGTCAACCTGGATCATGAGGTAATGGGGTCGTTTGCGCAGTCAGTTCAAGCAGCACAGGGGGCAAACGTTTACGCACTTCCTCCGCGAGTTTGAGCAGCTCCGGCATACGATCAGTCTGCTGCCGGCGCAGCGCCGTCTCCTCCACCTTGGCCTGGGTGGACATCACCGTGTTGATCAGCGAGGTCTTGGCGCGCACGATGATCCCGTCCGTCTCGCCGTCAGGCGTGTCGTTAGGGGAGTCGAGCAGAACGTGAGTCTCCTCCATCGCCCGCTGTGTCAGGCGCTCAAGAGCTGTCGCTGGCCGGTCTGTGCCTCCGAGTACTCCAGCCCCGTCATGTACCCCATCGCATGGAGTTTCGGGAGCTGCTTCTTCAAACGCAGCCCAATATCCGTCCGGTACATCGGGGAGTTGGGAATGCTCAAGTCCTTTAATGCCCCGTAGACGGACTTCATCGATACATCCACCCACGCTCCGATGCCCGTCGCCACCAGCACGTAATCTCCCGCCGTCACCATCATTGGCACGTCCACGATCGACCCGCCCACTTTTTGTGGTGCCATGCCCATCATCATTTCGCAGGGATGGAACTCGTCCCGCATCCCGTACACCGGTAGCCCCACCACTTCCTTCCGCGTCGCGTGCGAGTACGGATAGTCCGGTATGGAGACGACGACGCCAGTCGCCACCGTGTTCATTTCGAAGGTCTTCGCGTCCTTTCCGTTCCATAGGTCTAGCAGCCATTCTGCGCAGTCCCCCCGGTGGAGGGGCTGTTGGATGTTGAAGGTGGGCCATCCTGGCCGAGTGGTGAATTCGAGGGGGTATGGGTGTCCTGCGTCGTCGATGATGCAGTTGACATCAACATATCCGACGTAATTATCGCGCGCCAACTGATCGGAGACAGGTTCAAGCACTTGTCTAGCCAACTTGGATGATCGCACATAGCGAAGTACCGTCCCTTGTTCTCCGGTCGCCGGCCCCATGTCGCCGACCATCAGCTTTTTGAATTCGAAGTTTTCACACCAACCAGAATTGAATCCGCCGGGTCCAAACCAAGCTCCGACAGCAGCTTCGATACCAGGGATGAATTCCTGTAGAACGAAGGGAGCCTTATGTTTAGACAGCCGTTTCCATCGCTGCAGCATGTAAACCATGTCTTCCGGTGATCGAGCGCAATAAGTAAGTGCTTTGTCCTCGACCGTGCCGCACGGCTTGCTGACAAACCTCCGATCCTCACGCTTGACATAGGAGATCGCCTTGTCGTAGTCCGCAAACTCGCGATAGGCGGGCGTCGCCACCCCAGCCTTCTCAAGTACTCGCATACCTCGCACACGGTTGGTTTCCCATTCTGCTGTGTCGACCGAGGCACCGACGATCTTGGCCCCCTGTGGCCGCCAACGCTGGTCGAGGTCGTAAGTGTACCTTGTGTTATCGCACATGAACACAAGGTCTGCCCACCGGACCCATTGCTCGTACTCGACTACCTGAACGAGCCCACGGCCGATGTGCTTGGTCTTCTCGGTCTGCCGGATCGCCAGCCGCACGTCATGGCCATCGCGCTGGGCTCGAA